ATGTGGTCACGAGAGTGAGACAATTTTGAGGCTAAACCTTGAGATTGTTAAAGAGGTGATATCAACCTCTCGTCCCGTACTATTGCCTAAAGAATGGTAATTTCATGAGCGAAAAAGTAATTATTGGTGACGCAACGCTGTATTTAGGCGATTGCATGGACATATTGCCTACGCTGGATAAAGTTGATGCAGTGATTACTGATCCGCCTTATGGAATTTCAGCCAATAAGCAAACATTAGGTGCAGGAAAAAAACATTTTGATCGTGGTGGTGATTGGGATGATTCTGTGCCAGATGTAAAAATATGGCTATCTATGGCTGAATTTTGCTGTTTTTGGGGGGGGAATTATTTTTCAGATCAGTTGCCACCAACAAATGATTGGCTTATTTGGCACAAAATGAATGATGGGCGCAGTTTTAGCGAATGCGAAATGGCATGGACTAATTTTGGCAAACAAGTTAGGCATTTGTCTCATCATTGGTCTGGTGAAGAAAAGTTGCATCCAACCATGAAGCCATTGCCAGTAATGCTTTGGACTTTGGAAAAAGCTGGAAATGTTCTGGCAATTCTTGATCCATTTATGGGTAGCGGAACAACAGGCGTGGCGGCTATTCAAATGGGGCGCAAGTTTATTGGCATTGAGCGAGAGCCAAAATATTTTGAGATTGCTTGCGAACGCATAGAAAATGCTCAAAGACAAGAATCATTGTTTTCTAAAGAAGTAAAACAAGAACAAAATATTCTTTTTTAATATGACTAAACAATTAGATCCTCATGAAGCTATCAACTTCATGATTAAAAACGCTGAAGCCTATGCACAGGCTAAAGCTAACGTTACATACCTAGAGCAATTCCGTAAGAGCAAGAAAGCCATGTTGTTTGCTAAGGCTCCAGGTTCGACTGTAGCAGATAAAGAAAACTTTGCTTATCGTCATCCAGAGTATATGCAAGTGTTAGATGGCCTAAAGGATGCCGTAGAGGAAGCAGAGCGACTAAGGTGGATGCTGGTAGCTGCTCAGGCTCGCATTGATGTGTGGCGCTCCCAAGAAGCATCTAATCGTGGTTTAGATAGGAATACACAATGACAGATAATGAATATTTGGAAGATGATTGCAGCAAAGTTTGTAAGCACAAAGAAAAATGCGAAAAGTTAAATCATTGTTTTATTGAATTTGAAGCAATGGCTGCTTGGTCTCCTAATGGAGATGACCCATATTATGAATTAAATAGGCAAATGGAAAAGCCTTTAGATAGATAAATAAACAAAAAATGATATATCGTAACAAAAAGTTACTTGAAGCAATAAGGAATCTCCCTTGCCAGCACTGCGGCAGAGAAGATGGGACTGTCGTAGCGGCTCACTCAAACCAGTTGCGAGATGGCAAAGGACGCGGTATAAAAAGTTCAGATGCGGCTATTGCTGCACTATGCTACACTTGCCATATGATGATAGATCAAGGGCATAAATTAAATAAACAAGAAAAATTTTATATTTGGGATACTGCTCACATAAATACAATAAGATTTCTAATTGAAAACGAAATAATTGTTTTAAATGATAGTAAATTGTAAAAATTGTTCATCAGAAATACAGACTCCACCAAGCAAAGCGTGGAGAACAAATTTTTGCTCTGTGCAATGCAGAGAAGATTACAAGCTAAAAAAATTAGAACAAAGAAAAAGAAATTGCTTGTATTGCAACAAAGAGTTCACCCCAAGAAAATATCAAATAGACACTGGAAACGGTAAATTTTGCTCGTCTGTTTGTAGAAATAATTTTGCATTACCAAAATTGTTGAGCAAAGAATCAAAAGAAAAATCAATAAATACATATAGATTAAAAATAAAATCTGGAGAAATTAAGCATCCATCTGGCGAAGATCATCCTAGATGGAATGGAGGCCCAAAAGAATCAATAAAAAGATGGATTAAATCAGGAAAAGCAAAAGAAAGTATAAAAAAATACAGGAAAGCCAATCCGTTAAAAGTTAGAGAATGGTCAAAAAAAAGATTAGGCTTAAAAACTGGAAGATTGCCTAATGGAACTGTAAAAAATCTTTTGCAAGCGCAAAAAAATTTATGTAATTTATGTAAAAAACACTTATCAAATGGTTTCCATGTTGACCACATAATTCCTTTGTCAAAAGGTGGTAAACATTGTATTGAAAATGTTCAAGTTTTGTGTCCTACTTGCAATGTAAGAAAATCTGCAAAACTTAATTACACTCCAGAAAGGATATATGGTGAAAAAGTCTAAGGCTGAGAAGAAGATTAGCAAGGTTATGACAGAATTTGGCAAAGGCCAGCTTCATAGCGGCAAAGGTGGCCCGGTAGTTAAATCACAGAAACAGGCCGTAGCTATTGCACTTAGCGAAGCTGGTATGGCAAAGAAGAAGAAAAAATGAAAAAAGCTATATGGGATAAGCCTCGCCCTAAAGATGAAGGCAAGCCGAAAAAGCTATCACCTGCACAGAAATCTGCAGCAAAACGAATGGCAAAGGCAGCTGATAGGCCTTACCCAAATATGGTAGACAACATGAGAGCAGCGAGGAAGAAATGAAAGATATGATGAACAAAGTCAAGAACATGAGCATGACTGATAAAGAGTTGCTTAAAGAGTATCTTGATGAGGAAGAAAAGAAGAAGGAAAACGGAGTTAACAATAAGATGAAAATCGAGATTGAAATTCCGCTTGGTAAAAGCAAAAAGGAAAAGATGAAATGATTGATAGGCTCCTGGTGGTTGCGTTGACTTTAAGCATCTTGGTCAACGCTTTTTTTCTTTGGATAATGATTATTGACTGATGCCATGATTAAACGCGGGAAAGAGGAATTCTCTGGCTACAACAAGCCGAAGAAAACACCGAATCATCCAACGAAAAGCCATGCTGTACTTGCCAAGGATGGTGACGATGTGAAGCTGATTCGTTTCGGTCAGCAAGGCGTATCTGGTAGCCCAGACGGAAGTAAGCGCAATGAGGCTTTTAAAGCACGTCACGCTAAAAATATCGCTAAAGGCAAGATGAGCGCAGCGTACTGGTCTAACAAAGTTAAGTGGACAATAATACCAATTGGTGTTACGATTCTTTTTAATTCTGGAGAATCGCATGCCAAACTTCAACTTAAAGATACAAATTATCTGCCCACGGTGCAATCAATCAAGATTAGCTCGTGGTGATGTTGTAAGAAAAGCTGAAAGAGAAAACAGAGAATTATTATGTAAGCCGTGCCGCAACAAAGAAAGATTTCAAAACAAAGATCACCCTAGAAAAGGCACTGGAGATAAAAACGATAATGTAAGGATGTATGCAAAGTTAAGTTATCAAAAAGCAAAGCAAAGGTGCAAGCTTGGACAAAAACATCATCCTTGCTACGAAAATGTTGAGTTTAGATTTCAATAGTTTGAAGAATTTTTTTCTATTCTTGGAGCTAGACCAGAAGGCTACACTTTAGATCGTATTAACCCTTTAGGTCATTATGAGCCTGGAAATGTTCGTTGGGCATCAATAAAACAACAAGCAGAAAATAGATTGCCAAGAAATTATTGGAAGTTAAAAAGTCAAAAATAAAATTTTTATGCAAGCAATCGTAATCTGCTCAGTAGGAAACAAAGGTCTATATATATTGCTTGAAAGTATTAGGCAGTATGCGCCAGAGCTACCAGTGTATGTATCTGGCCGTGGCTTGGAAATGTATGACCAAGTAAAAATGCGGCTTCCTAATGCCGTATGGACTGAGAATATAGCTAAGAACTTTGGCGATGCGTATAACGCTGCTGTAACGCATGCGTTTGAGCACGGTGGTTTTGATAGTGTAATCCTGGCAAATGACGATGTTGCGCTTACGCCTACAGCCATTGCTATGCTTAAGGAAGATGCAAAGCTATTGGAGACTAGAGGATTTAGTTATGGTTTTCTTGGCGCAAGATCAGATTACGTACTAGAAGCACAGAATATTCGGTTTCCAGTAGCGGATGATGAAGCAATTGGATTGCGTTATGCGTCAGAGCAAAGCATTAAGCTGGCAAATGTTATCGCGCCCATCTTTGCTTTAGTAAAACGCGATGTTTGGAATAAAGTAAAGTTCCCTAGCACTAACTGGTATTCTGATAACATTATCTGTGCTGATATGCAAAAGCTAGGTTATCAGCATTTTGTATCAAGGGCTTATGTGCATCACGCAGGGAGTCAGACAGTAGGGGATGATTTTGCTAAATGCCATGAGGAACCTAGAGAGTGGATAAGGGCCAATAGGCCGGACATGTATAGCGAGTTTTATACGCAAGACACCTAAAAGGTATTGCAATCATGGAAACAGTTAACGATAAAAAAACATTGAGAATCGGAGAGGGTGCGCCCGGTCCTGGCCGCCCTAAAGGTATTCCTAATAAGTCCACTAGCATGGTTAGAGAGACTATTGCTAACCTATTGGAGCGCAATGCTCCGAACATGGACAGATGGCTAAATCAAGTAGCTCAAGAAGACCCGTATAAGGCGCTAGACCTGATGAATAAGATGGCTGAGTACCATATTCCTAAGCTGGCTCGTACTGAAGTGACTGGTAAGGATGGTGAGCCGCAACAGCATGTGGTGACATGGAAGAAGTAATCGAGATTCCATACGCCCCGAGGGATCAGCAACTAGCGATTCATGAGGCAATAGATAGCCATCGTTTCGTGGTGGTAGTGGCCCATCGGCGTATGGGGAAAACTGTATCAGCCATCAATCATCTAATTAAGGCTGCAATCCTCTGCGACAAGCCTAATCCGCGTTTCGCCTACATTGCTCCCACATATGCCCAATCTAAGCGGGTAGCGTGGGATTACCTGCTTGAGTTCACCAGGCCACTAGGCGCCACTGCCAACATCGCTGAACCCTTTACGGCTCAGATAACGCTGATTCTCTACGTGGACAGTACTTCGATGGCGTGGTGCTGGACGAGATTGGCGACCAAAACCCAAAGATATGGAACGAGATTGGCCGCCCTGCTCTAGCTGATCGGATGGGATGGGCTTCGTTCATTGGTACGCCTAAAGGAAATAACCACTTCCGAGCGCTTGCTGACAGAGCGCAAGACACTGAAGGATGGGCTTATCTCCAGTTTAAGGCCAGCGAGACAGGTATTCTTCCGCCGTCAGAACTCAAGGCCGCACAGCTTGAGATGGGCGAGGATAAGTACAACCAAGAGTTCGAATGTTCCTTTAACGCAGCAGTCGAGGGTTCTTACTATGGCAAGATTATTAACGATCTTGAGAAACTTGGTCGTATTAGTGATTTTCCTCGTGACGACCTGTGCCGTGGCTTTGCTGCTTGGGATTTGGGAATGGGTGATAGTACCGCTATATGGATTGCTCAACTGGCTGGAAAAGAAGTTAGGCTCCTAGACTGCGTTGAGAACCACGGAGTAGGACTTGATTGGTACGTTAATTGGTTGCGCGACAACAACTACGAGCATTTCGAGCAAATCCTGCCTCATGACGTTCAGGTAAGGGAACTAGGCACAGGAAAGTCTCGTAAAGAGGTTCTTGAGGAAGCTGGACTACAGATTACTGTCTGTCCTCGTTTGTCTGTGGCTGATGGCATACAGGCCGTTAGAAGGCTGCTTCCGCGCTGCTGGTTCCATCCTAAGACTAAGAATGGCCTTAATGCGCTGAGGAACTACCGACGAGAGCATGACGAAAAGCGGAATGTTTTCTACGAGAAACCATTGCATGACTGGTCAAGCCATTGCTCAGACGCTTTCAGATACTTGGCGATAGGTCTTGACGAATCAGATAG